GCTCTTGTTAGCGGCAATGATATTGTTTTTGATGGAGATGATGATCAGAGTGATAAAGATAAAGTGCTAATGTACCTCACGATGGCTTACAATACAGCGTTTGGAGAGCCTTTTGAGAATGTTCTTCTTATGAGAAACGGTATTCAAATTCCAGCAGATAATATAATTGAAATAAAACCTCTTTCCCATTGGAATTAAAAACAAGACAGCATCACAGAAAAACACTCTCTGCGATGCTGTCTTTTATTCCGTTATATCGATGCTTACGCCAGACTTGAATTCGACAGTGAACTTCTCCTTGTAGACGCTGATCTTCTGGATGAGTTTCCGGACGTCTGCCTCATCAAATTCGCTGATGTCTGTTTTCTGCCCGGCGACGAAGTCCTGCAGCTCCTTGATCCGGTTCATGGTTTCGGTGCGTCTGTGGTCATCGACCTCGGAGTCCTTTTTCATCTGTTGGAGCCTGAGGATCTCGTCAGTCAGGGCATCGTAGTTTTTCTGGTCACCGACGGCTTTGATGAGCTCTTTTTGCAGTTCTTCCATCCGAGCCTGAATGCCGTCCGGTGAGAGGGTGTTGGTCGTGACAACGGCTCTAGCTATATTCTCTTGCAGCTGTTTCAGAAAAGCCTTCCTGTTGCTCAGAATCTGGTTCAGCGCCTTGACAGTCACTTCTTCAAGTAGCGGTTCTCCTACGGTGCGGTTGTGGCAGGGTACATCGGCGGAGGTCGTTTCCAACCGGCTGATGCAGCGCCAGACGATGGATTTGCGACCGTGGTTGTTCCAGTGAACGCGGCGGTAAAGCTCTCCGCATTCGCCGCAAACCACGATTTGAGCAAAGCAGTGATTGCAGGAGTAGGTGCGTTTCCTGCCTGACGGACTCTTGTGAACTACCCGGCGGCGGACAAGTTCTTCCTGCACTTGCATGAAGATTTCTTTCGGAATGATGGCAGGGTGGTCGTCCTCGACGTAGTACTGAGGAACCGTGCCGTTGTTCTTGATTCGCTTCTTGGTAAGAAAGTCGACCGTATAAGTCTTTTGAAGCAGGGCATCGCCCATATACTTTTCGTTGCG